AGCTAGTTTTTTACAACTCAACAATCATCAAATGTTGGTTTCAACTTTAATTTATGTTGTTGGACTTCCATGAAGTGAGAATCAGGCTGATCTTCTACATATGAATCACAACTTGCACAATACTTAGCATCAGACTTTGAGTGGATATAATTATCATCACATTCACAATCCCAATAATGATCATGTGTAATTACACCTTGATTATCTACAGTAGGCGCATCCCTATTAGGAAAAATAATATTAAGATTCGTTTGATTGATAACGGCAATTCTATCAAGCGTATATTTAACTGCTAACTCATCTTGTAGGTTAGTGTATCCACAACCTATTTTTGGATAATGTTTATTTAAGACATTAATAAGATCAGTGGTCAATGTTTCTAATAACATAAAATATTCAGACTTTTCCATTAGTGCGACCTCTTACCGTGTTTAACAACTGTTTGTAATTTTTTCCAATCAGCAGGTGAAAGAAATGATTGAACTTGTTTAAACTTCATACTCATTAAATCCATTTGATATTTAATACTTAGTAGAACTACTTCCTTTTGATAGGGAGTAAGATCGGCAAATTCTTGACCTTGTAAATTATCCATGTTGAACCCCCACTACTTCAAAGTCATACCATTGTAAGACCTCATCTTTGAACTCATCCCAACAAGCAAGTAACTGTATTCTCTTAACAGCACACTCATAAGCAAAAGCCTTATCCTCAAAAACATCGTAATCATTTACATAATTTGTAAACATTCCTTTCAGTAACCGTAAGGCTGTTAACCTATCATCATTATAGTTATTCATAGTATCTCCTATTCAATTTATTAACAGTTGTTATTGTAATCTATTGTAAAAACATTGCAACCCAATATGTGCAAAAAGTAATAGACATTGTTTGTGTAATCTCTTAGACTTGAATCTGTCATTGAGAATTAATGAGAATTATTGGATAAATTTTGGAAGAGAAAGCTACAAAACTAACTATTGAACTTGCTGAAAAGATACGCAATAGATATGTGCAAGGACTAGACACAGAAGGTGACGAGAGAAAATACTTGTCTATAGATGCGTTAGCCGTTGAATACAAAGTTGCAAAAAGCACTCTATACAAATGGGCACAGAAAGAAGGGTGGAAAGCACAACAAGAAATATTCCACAAAGAGTACCTGCAAAGATTAGACAAAGAAAGACAGGATTTCTTAATTGTTGAATCTAAAAGTTTTGATACTACTGCATTACGAATAGCTAAAATTTTAATGAATGAAGTAGGTATGTTATTAAATGAAAATAATCAAAAAAGAACTGCTAACCCAAATAGCGAGGAAAAGTTCTCACCAATAATGGTTCAGCAATTAGGTAATGCTGCACTACAAGCCCAAAAGCTAGGTAAGTTGGCTTTAGGCGAATCAACAGAAAACATGAAACTAAATGCAGAAATTACAGACACAGATGCCTTCAGAAGAGCTATGGAACTGCTTGACTCAGTTGAGCAAAGCCGAAGCCCAAGCGATAGAACTACGCACTAATTGGTTAGAAACAGCAAGAGACAAACAACTACAACCACAAGCTAATCATTTCATATGGTTAATACTTGCAGGTAGGGGTTGGGGTAAGACAAGAACTGGTGCACAGGACATTGCTTTGTATGCACTTAGAAATCCAAAGACTATATCAGCAGTAGTAGCTCCGACCTTTGGTGATCTCCGAAGAGTTTGTTTCAATGGACCATCCGGACTTATGTCTATTATTCCTAAAGACTGTTTAGACACTACATATGGTACTGAAGGTTATTCAGCAAGTGTCATGGAGATAAGATTATTTAATGGCTCTAAGATAGTAGGCTATGCAGCAATCAATCCTGAAAGACTCAGGGGTCCCCAGTTTCATAGAGCTTGGTGTGATGAATTGGCTTCTTGGCGATACCCTGAAGCATTTGATCAGTTAATGTTTGGTCTAAGACTTGGTGAGCAACCACAGTGCATTATCACAACAACACCAAAACCTATACCACTCTTAAAAGGATTGGTTATTAGAAAGGATGTAGCAATCACAAAAGGAAACACTTTTGAGAACGAAGCTAACTTAGCTGAATCAGCACTTGAAATGATGCGTGAAAGATACGAAGGAACAGCACTTGGTAGACAAGAGTTATATGCTGAGATACTTGATGATATAGAGGGTGCTTTATGGACACATAACTTAATTGAAGAAACACGCTTGACTCGTGATAACGAAAAAACCTATAAAACTATCATTGTGGCTATAGACCCTGCTGTAACTTCAGGAGAGGCTTCTGATGAAACAGGCATTGTAGTAGTAGGCAAAGACCATAATAATGAGTATTATGTCTTAGAAGATGTTTCAGGTAAGTATTCTCCTGATAAATGGGGTAGACTGGCTATACAAACATTTTACGAATGGGAAGCAGATAGAATAGTTGCTGAGACTAACAACGGTGGCGACCTAGTTGAAAGACTGTTAAGGAGTATTGACGAGAATATACCTTATAGATCAGTTAGAGCAACAAGGGGTAAGATGCTTAGAGCAGAACCTATCGCTGCATTGTATGAGCAAAAAAAAGTTCATCATTGTGGAGCTTTCCCTGAATTAGAGACACAAATGTGTACTTATGTGGGTCAGGTGAAACCCAGTCCTGATAGATTAGATGCTCTTGTTTGGGGTCTTACCGAACTTAGCAAATCGCAGGGAAATATAAACTGGAGAATTAGCTAATGGCAATTTTAGACAATATCAAAAATATCTTCACTACAAAGGTAGAGACAAAGAGTTCAAACATGATGGGTTACTTCGGTGTAGGCACTGAAGAATCTAGACAATACAAATATGAAGACTTAGCTAAAGAGGGTTACCTCAAAAATGCTATTGTCTATAGATGTGTAAATGAGATAGCTAAAGGTGCAAGTTCTGTTCCTTTTGTTCTAAAGATTGGTGATCAAATTATTGAAGAACACCCACTAAAAGATTTGTTAATGAGACCTAACCCTCTGCAATCTTACAGTGAGTTCTTTAACAGCTTGTATGGGTACATACTATTAAGTGGTAATGCTTACATACTGAAGGTAGGTGGTGAAATAGGTGCGCCAAAAGAACTGCATCAACTAAGACCTGATCGCATACAAATTAAAGGTGGCATGAGTGCTATACCTGACAGGTATGAATATGTGATGAATGGTCAAGTGCGAAATACATTTAAAGTAGATCAGGTAAACGGCTATAGTGAACTCAAACATATTAAGCTATGGAATCCATTAGACGATTACTATGGGTTAAGTCCAATGAGTGCCGCTGCTGTTGAGGTAGATCAATTCAATATGTCTAGTAAACACAATGTAAATCTATTACAGAATGGTGCAAGACCAAGTGGAGCTATTATATTTAAGCCACAAGATGATGCAGGGTTTGCAGTCAATCTTACTGAATCACAAAGACAGCAATTACTCACTGACATGAATAACAGGTTTGCAGGAACAAAGAACGCAGGTAGACCAATGTTGCTTGAAGGAGATTTTGACTGGAAAGAAATGGGTATGAGTCCTAAAGACATGGACTTTGCTAATCTCAAACACATGAGTGCAACAGACATTGCTCTTTGTTTCGGTGTACCAAGTCAGTTGGTGGGTGTTCCTGATTCACAGACCTATGCCAATGTAGCAGAAGCAAGACTTGCCCTGTATGAAGAAACAATTATCCCACATCTTAGAAAGGTAGCATCTGATCTTAATGAGTGGTTAGTGCCAATGTTTGATGACAGGATAAGCCTAGAGTTTGATATTGATTCTATACCTGCACTCTCTGAAAGAGTAAAAAGAACATATGAGAATGTTACCAGTGCTGTAAGGGAAGGCATCATGACTAGGAATGAAGCAAGGCAACAACTTAACCTAGAACCTGTAGATGGTGCTGACGATCTATACATATCAGCTAATCTATTTCCAATATCAGACGGTGAGGTAGAAAAGCCTATTGATCCAGTTAATGAAGATGATGTAGCTGACTATGATGATGAAGAAACTGACAAGGCTATAGCATTTTTATTAGAAGAAGAAAAAGCCTTATCAGATATAGACACAGTTCCAACAAACTCTATGGCAGAAGAAGCTGCAAGAGGTCTGCAATGGAGAAAGAAGTTTAAAAGGGGTGGTACTACAGTAGGTGTTGCTAGAGCAAATCAATTAATGAATAAGGAAAACCTATCCATTGATACTGTCAAAAGAATGTACAGTTATTTTTCACGACACGAAGTAGATAAACAAGGCAAAGGATTTAGTCAAGGTGAAGAGGGCTATCCTTCAGCAGGTCGCATAGCATGGGCTTTATGGGGTGGTGATGCAGGGTTCTCATGGTCAACCAAAGTAAGGAATCAAATAGTAAGGGAACAAGAAGGTAAAGCTGAAGCTGATTCTTTGAAAGTAGGAGATATGGTTTCTTGGGATAGTTCCGGTGGAAGAGCAAGAGGTAAGATTACTAAGATAGTAAGAAGTGGAAAGCTACCTGTTCCTAAGACAGACTTTACATTGAACGCAACTGAAGAAAATCCTGCTGCATTAATTAGAGTCTATCAGGGTGGCGAACCTTCAGATACTATCGTTGGACATAGATTTACCACGCTGCGTAAAGTATCGTGAACCCGAAAAAAGCCTTTAACTTCGCTAATACTAGACCATTGATTGCATCAACAGATGCTCTTAGAAGCCATGTCTGAAGCCTAATTTTAGTCAAATATGATTAGAAACAAACAATCCAATCAATTCAATACCTTTGTACAGGGTAGGGTTAATACAAGAGCCGAGGTTCGCAGACAACTTGTTCTTCGCAACAACCTAGAAAAAAGATTTTATAGAAACTTAAATACAATGTTTAGAAAGTTTGTCAATGTGCAACTGTATCTATATAAAGAGTTTGGTTTATATCAATCACAAACTGCAGTGCAAACACTGAATGAAGAGTTTATGCCTGTTATGCTTTCACATTATAAAAGAGTGTTCCAAGCAATCTACAAATCCAATGAAGATAAATATGATTTCGGAAGAAAAGCAGATGAAGCATTTGTCTTTGGAAGAAGTATAGACTTTGAAACTTTGGTAAATACTTACTTCACATCTAGGGAATTAGTTTTGTCCGGCATCACAGAACGGTTAGCTAATCGCATATCAGAAACTATTGATATAGGACGAGCAGATGGGTTAACACTACAACAGATAACAAAGCTAGTATCAGACAAGTTTCTTCCAATAAGTAGAAGTCGTGCTGCACTTATAGCAAGAACAGAAACACACAATGCTGCAAGTTTTGCAAATCATTCATATCACAAAACACTACAAGAAGACTTAGGAACTAAAATGTTAAAGCAGTGGGTAGCAACCATTGATGCTAGAACAAGACCAACACACGCTACAGCAAGTGGGCAAATTACAGACATAGACGAAACTTTCTTAGTTGGTGGTACTGAAATGAAATTTGCCGGAGATTCAGCAGGTGGTGCAAAGAATGTTATAAATTGCAGGTGCGTTATTGTTTATGTGGATGAAAGAGATATGATAGTCTAGTGTTGGTAGTAGGTTAACGGAGACACTTTAACTAAAAGACCTACTACCATTTACAGCATCACTAGAAAGACTGTCATTTACCTCTTAGCCAGTGTCTAATTATATTTTAACATTTAATTATCTAATTCCTCGTAGATTCGCTTAACTTTTTTAATCCTATCCTTTAAAGCGTGTTCTACAAACTTTGAAAATACTAAACCGTGTTCTTTGCAAAATGCTTTAGCTTGATCTTTAATATCTATTGGAATGTTGATATTAACGACACCGTACTTTCCTCTATGTTTATCCATAATTATTTCCCCCTACCAATATTGCAACCGTCATCTAAGCCTTTTCTGTACTTAGCCATAAGTGCATCAGATACAACAGTAGTAAGTGCATCAGCTAACTCTTTGTTATCTATATCAAGTATTAGCCTGAAACATTCTCTAGCCTGATCTTGATCGTCTAATATTACTTTTGAATTTACTATGCTCATTATGAAGTTACCTCTGTATTTTTGTTAGCGTTGATTATGTCTAAAAACATAATAATAGTATCTTCTTGATACCCTGCATCTTTCAATTTATCTATAATCTCCATTCTTGTATTTCCTTTATCAAGTAGTTTATTAAGACGAACAACAGTAATTTTTATAAATTCTTGTCTTTTGGTTTCTATAGTCATTATGAAATTACCTCTACATTAAGAATGTGTGTTTGATTCTGTTGAATAGAAAATTTATCACCTCTGCATAACTGTGCAATAACAGTTACATTGTCTTTAGGGTTGGAGACCTTATTTACTACTTTGATTATCTCTAAAAGGTACATCCATTCGGCAAATGCTTTTGTGGGTAAGTCTACAATAGCTGTGTAGATTCTTTCATCTGTGCTAAATGTAATTACATCGTAAGTATTTAAATTCATTTTATTTTCCTTGTTTATCATGTTATGTAGTTATTATAACAACTAATGTTATATTTGCAACCCTTTTATTAAATTATTATATTTCTCTAAATGTTGTGCTAGACTGGACCCTGAAGTACTATATGTAGATATATGGAGATAACACTATGACAACTGAATTTAATTCAGAACCAAGTTTAGCTGTTTGTACTAACGAGTACGATTCCCTACAGGAAGATTCTATTGAGAATGATATAAAAAAAGAAATACGAAAAGATGTATTTGATAATCCTATTGAAGCCTCAGCAAGAGCCAAAGAAATAGGTTGCGTTGGCAGTCATTCAATGGATGAGGACGGAAACAAAATCTTTATGCCTTGCAAAACCCATAGCGAATATTCTGAATTGACAGAAAGCGAAGAGTCCGGTTACAAACCAAAACCAAAAAAAGACAATGATGAAGTGCTAGACAATACAGTAGAGCCTAAAGAATTTGTTGAAGTTAAATCTGAGTTAAAACTTTATGATGACGAAGATGACGAAAACAAAGAGTTTGGTTTATTTGAAGGTTATGGCTCTGTATTTGGCAACAAAGACTTAGGCAATGATGTAATACAACAAGGTGCTTTCACAAAGTCTCTTAGAAAAAGGAAGAACAAAGGTGTAAAACTTTTATACCAACATAAGTCTGATATGCCTATTGGTGTATTTGACGAAGTTAGAGAAGACGATCACGGCTTAGTTGTAAAGGGTAGACTTGCTCTCAAAACACAAGCAGGTGCAGAAGCATACGAATTATTGAAAATGGGTGCTTTGGACGGTCTTTCAATAGGCTTTAGAGTGAACCCTGAAGAAGTAACATACGATAAGCGTAATAACAAACGCATTATTAAAGAAGTAGATTTAATGGAAGTGTCTCTAGTAACTTTTCCAATGAACCCACAGGCAACTGTGAGATCAGTGAAAGGTGAACAGTACTCTATTAGGGAATGGGAAAATGGATTGCGTGATGCTTTCAATTTGTCTCGTTCAGAAGCGAAGGTGGCTGCAAAAGCAGTGACCAAGTGTTTTGATCAACGAGAGGTTGATGAAAGTACTGAAGTGGTAGATGCCATAAAGAACTTAATTTTAACCTTAAAATCTTAATAGGAGATTGTTATGTCGGAAGATATAAAAAACGCTATTACAGACCTTGGTCAAACTTTCAACGAATTTAAGAAAGTTAATGACGATAGACTGGATAGTATTGAGAAAGGTGAAGGTACAGCATATGTAGATGAGAAAATGACTAAGTTAGAAGCCAAAATGGATTCTTACGAGGACATGAATCAGAAACTTACTACTGCTGAAGCCAACGCTGAAAACATCAAGAGCCAATTAAATGATCTACAAGCTGTAGTACAAAGACCCAATAGTGGTTTTGAAGTAAAGCAAGTAGATGATTATATGAATGCTTTTGATAATTATTGCAGAAAAGGAATTGAAGGACTTGATCCTGTAGAAAAGAAAGCACTTACAGTCAGCAATGACTCAACTGGCGGTTACTTAGCACCACCTGAATATGTGAGGGAGTTATTAAAAGAAATAACAGAACTTTCACCGATTCGTAGTATTTCTAGAATCAGAAATACAAGTGCTAGAAGCGTTCAAATACCAAAAAGAGAAGGCACTTTTGCTGCTCAATGGGTATCTGAAAGTGGAACTAGAAGTGAAACAACTGGTTGGAGAGTTGGATTAGAAGAACTACCTGCGCATGAATTGTATGCATTGGTAGATATTTCTGAGCAAGACCTTGAAGACTCATTGTTTAATCTTGAAGCAGAAATGCAGTCAGAGTTTGCAGAGCAATTTGCAGTCGCTGAAGGTAAATCTTTTGTTGAAGGAACATCTGTTGGACAACCTGAAGGTTTCCTAACAAATGTATCTGTAGGCGATATTGCTTCAGGTTCTAATAGTGCGTATGACGCTGATGATCTAATCGGTCTAGTACACTCTATCAAGTCTAATTATTCTAAAAATGGCACATGGGTTTTTAATAGAAACACATTGTCTAACATTAGAAAATTAAAAGACGGAGCAGGTCAGTATGTATTCCAAGCAGGAATGTCATTACAGAGTGGTGTTACTAACACTATTCTTGGGCATCCTTATGTGGAAGCTACAGATATGCCTAACGCAGCACAAGACGCTTCTATGATTGCCTTTGGTGATTTCAGAAGGGGATATATGATTGTTGATAGAATTGCTTTAGCTGTATTGCGTGATCCTTTCACCCAAGCTACAACTGGAAATGTAAGATACATTGCTAGACGTAGAGTTGGTGGACAGGTCATCATGCCTGAAGCTATTGTTAAACTAACCCAAAAAGCGTAAGGAGTAAATTATGAGAGATTTAGGAAATAATTTAGTATCAGCACAAGCATTAGCATCAGTTGTCCTTGCAGGAAACGGCGCTACTGTAGCAGGTACAGCTATAGACCTTTTAGGCTTTAATGGTGCGTATGTAAATGTTAATAGTGGTATTGAGGGTGTTACTCTTGCTGCCAATTTATCAATCAGCTATGTTTTACAACATTCTGATGATAATTCAACATATACAAATGCACTTGCAAAAGATGTCACTGACTCTGCTATCGGAACTACCGATGGTGTGTGGTTGATGTTAGATGCAAACGCTGAAACCCCACAGACAAGTAGCATTGGCTACATTGGTGGTAAAAGGTATATTAGATGTAATATAGTATTCTTGGGCAACCATACTACTGGCACAGCCATGAGTATTGATGTCATTAAAGGATATCCATTGCATTCTGAAGGAGCAAGTACTGTTACTGTAAGATAATTACAGGGTACATTGGGGGGTGCGAAACCCCCCTCTATTTAAGGAGATATTATGTCAAAGAAATACAAGATATTAAGACCGAAACCTTGCGTCGTTGATGCAGATTCAAAGAAGCTAGAACTACAGCCTATGGGCAAGATAGTAGACGCTAATAACGATCACATGGTTGCTAACATGGAAAGATTTGTATCTATGGGTTGGGCAATGGAAGTCAAAATGGATTCAGTAGAAGAAACTGTAGAAGTTCCTGCTGAAATTGAGCCAGTAGAAGTTACTGCTGAAGAACCAAAAAGAGCTAGAAACAAAAAAGGTCATCTAAAGGGTGATGATAAATCTACCCCTAATGTTAATGAAGCATGGGAAGGTGGAGAGGCTCCAAAACCTAAAACAAAAAAGAAAACTTCTAAGAAAACAACAAAGAAAGCATCAAGCTAAATTCTTTGTTATAGTTAATCAAGCAGATGCTTACAAAATGGTAGATACCATGCAATTAAAAGGAAGTTTTTATGAGTGCAGGTTATCATCATTTTATTATAGAGCAGGGTGCGACATTCGGTCAGACTCTCACTCTTAAAGATTCAAGTGGAACAGTAATAAATCTAACTGGTTATGCAAGTGCCGAAATGGACTTGCGAGAGAACCCTGATTCTGCTAATCCAATAATATCCCTAACTACAGCTAACAATAGAATTGCTCTAGGTGGCACAGCAGGTAC